GTAAATTCATTTTATGCTTATCCTACGGCTATTTACCAAGGTATAAAGTCCCCATGATGATACCGCAGACGATAAACCATACCACGCGCTCTACCCATGCGCCTGACGCATGCGACACTTCAACCTTAGTCACGCGGCCTTCTAGTATACGATGATGGTCGTCGTAGCTGTCCATGCGCTTGAACAACGTAATCATTCGTTCTTCCATGCGGGCCAATGAAACAATCGCTTCAGACACTTTGTCCAGCTTTTCTTCTATACGGTTGAGGCGCGTTGTTTGATCGTCCATCATTAATCCTTATTGGGCTAAAGCGTTTTGTTGTTGTTGCGTTGCAAGAGTATTGACACCTTGGCGATACGTTGCCATAGGTAGGTTACGCGCAAAGCCTTCAGCGATAGGTAGTTTAGCGCCTGCACCTGAGCGCATTTGATTGGCTAATCTGTTAGCTTGACGTTCTTGCATGCCCGTTGCCGCCGCTTTACTGGCTAAACCGCCAGCAGCAGTGTACGCACCCCAAGGGCTTACGGCGGTAAAGATGGCCGCAGCAGGCGTCATAGGCGTAAACTTGGCCACAGTATTAAGTAGGGACTGTATCTTACCGCCTTTAGCGGCCTCTTTAATTTGTTCTTGTTCAGCTTTAGAAAACAAACGCATTTTCTTATCGTTCTTAGCCAGGCTAGATAGTTGGCTTGCAATAGCTTTACCTTTGTCGCCTTGAGATAGTTCAGCCTTCTCAATGATGTCGGTAAAAATCTCGCCTTTTTTCATGCGTGAGTAGTCTTGACGTGCGTTCTTCCACGCTTCAACGGCTTTCTTATCCCCGCCAACAATGGCTGACGCAGGCGCATTAAGAACGTAATCGTCAAACTCGTCCATTAGTTGACCGCCAATCAATCGTTCTTGTGCGTCTGCACTGCCTTTTACACCGCCGATAACTTTACGAAGCGCTGTAATCTCAGCCACGTCTTTAGGCGTGTCGGACACTAGCTCGTCAATAACGGCTTTTACTTTAGGGTAGGCGTTTTCTATATAACCTTGACTAGCTCGTAATTTAGGGCCTACAGACCCAAAATGGGTCTTAAACGCATTAGGGTCTAATTGAAAGCATATTTACTTGAACGTCTTAAAGAAGCATCAACATGGCGCGGTATCGTAGCGCTACTAACCGCCATTGGCGTGACGCTATCACCCGCGCAAGGCGACGCGATTGTAGCCTTGGGTCTAGCCGCCATCGGTACCCTAGGCGTATTTACAGCGGACAAAAAGTAGTGTCCTCACTCTTAGCTATCATAGACCGCCTGCTACTTCTAGTAGTAAGGTGGGCTGTGGCAAGAGAACAGGCGAAAGCCCAAAGGTTGCGCGATGCACTCGAAGAAAACCCTGCTGATTGGTATGCTGCTCATTTTGACAGCGTGTCAAACCCAGCAAACACTCCAGCCGACAAAACCACACCTGACGATACAAAAGCAAGCTGACGGTGGCATTTGCTTAGATAAGGACAACGCTGCTAAGTTGGGCGTTTACATCCTTGAATTGGAACGCAGATGATTATTGAAGATGGCTTTTTGGCTTTTGCCAACGACAGACAAAAAGAAATAATCCAAGCTATCAATGAATACGGCGGCATACGCCCAGCCGCTAGAGCCTTAAAACTACACCACACCACAGTCGCAGACTCAATACGCATAGTAAAGCGTAAAGCCGCTATCAGTGGGTTTGCACCCGATAACGACATGGTTCGCGTGGTACCCGATCCGTTCATCGTGCGGGGAATCAGCACCTACTATAATGCCGAGGGTAAAGCATCGGGCCAGTGGGTCAAGTCACGGATTCAAGACGATAAACTAGAGCAAGTTATTAAAGACTTTGTGCTTACCCTTGCAGAAGGTGTATCAGGGCTAGCCCCCAGCATAGAAAAACCAAAGTTATGTAGATCCGATGTGATGACAGTCATCCCTATGGGCGATCCGCATTTCGGACTTTACGCATGGCATGAAGACGCCGGTGATGATTTTGACTTGGACATTGCAGAAAAGCTAACGTGCGGCGCAATAGACAGATTAATTGCAAGCTCCCCTGATTCAGAAACAGCGCTATTGCTTAACCTAGGCGATATGTTCCATGCGGATAACCAAAAGAACGTCACCAACTCAGGTCATCAATTAGACGTTGACGGTAGATGGGCTAAGGTTCAGCAAATCGGATTACGGGCAATAATATATTGCCTACAACAACTACTGAAAAAGCACGACAAAGTTATATTTAGAATCAACAAAGGCAACCATGACGGACATTCGTCTTATGCGCTGGCGTTAATGATTTCGTGTTACTTCAATAAAGAGCCGCGCATGGAAGTAGACTTATCTCCGTCCGTATCTTGGTACTATAAGTTTGGTAAGGTCTTAATAGGGTCTACGCATGGCGATACTATTAGAGGTAAAGACATGATGTCTATCATGGCTGCGGATAAGCCAGTAGATTGGGGCGGCTCTAAATTTAGATATTGGTATGTCGGACATGTACACCACAAGGAAGTAAAAGAGTATCATGGTGGAACGGTAGAGTATTTTAGAACTTTAGCTGCGCGTGATGCCTGGCACCAAGGGCAAGGTTATCGCGCTGGCCGAGACATGTGCGCTATCGTACTACATAAAGAACACGGCGAAATAGAACGCCACACTTGCGATATAGGAATGATTGATGCGAGCATTGCAATCACGTAATGAAGCAATACTAAATAACTGTAAAACGTATGCGGGAAGCCCGTGTAGAAACTGCGCTAATACGCTACGCTACGTTAACGGAAATAGTTGTATACATTGCATGGCGGTTAGAGTTAGATCGGCAGCAAAAAAAGAATACGATAAGAATTACCATGTAGCCCATGCTAATAAGAAACTACAAGCAGCGCTTGAATGGAGTAAACTTAATCCTGACAAAAGATCGGCCATTAGTTTTACTTACGATTCTAAAAGACGCGCAATTAAAAAAGAAGGCGTAGGCGCTAAAGAACTATTTGCTTGGGTTAACAAACAGGAAAAGGTTTGTTATTGGTGCGACGTAGTGTGCGAAACTTCATACCACATAGACCATTATCACCCGTTAGCTAAAGGTGGTAAGCATGAGTTGGATAATTTGGTTATAGCATGTTCAGCATGTAACATAACAAAGAACGCAAAAGACCCTTATGAATTTGCTAAGTCTAAAGGCAGATTATTTTAACTCTGATATGTTGAGGTAGATATGGCTAAACGTACACCGGAAGAAATCTGTTACGACTTGTTAGGTCAGTCTATCGATGAAATTGAAGTGGACTACGACAACGAAATCATTGTCATTACCACTAGCATGGGTAGAATTGAATTTACTGGTGATGATTTAGCGATGTACGTCGAAACCGACAAATTTGACGGGTAAAGCTAAAAAACGACCTCACCAATCGCTGTATAACAGACGATTGATAAGGCGGTAATGCACTGATAGCCACGCATGTACAAAAACCTGTCAAAAACGCAGGAAAGTAGCAAATCACGTATTCAAGTATGTTCAATTCGTAATTCATGTATTTCTATCTCTATTTTTTTGTCGGACGGCAATTTTACCATAGCCGTGGTCGGGAAATGACCGCGAGATAGTATTTCGACTATACATTCGCCTTTGTTCCACCATAACCATTTTGGTAATGTCATTTTTTCAGTCATGCTATTCTCCGTATTCCATTTGTAAAAGTAGTTCGCAGTAGTGAATGGCTTTTTTAATGTCGTCAGCGCCGTTCTTATTTTGGTGGCGGCAAACGTACTTGATGATGTTGCCTTCTAAAAAGCTAAGATTATTAGCCGTGATAAACTCGATGGGTTGAATTGCCATCTCAGCGTAGTGTGACCCGCCCACTTGTTTTTGTAGCGCAGTCGCCGCTTCATCCATGTACATCTCTGTCATTCCATCACTCATTGTTAGCTACCTCCAATACTAAGTCTTCGACGCGGATCAGCGTGTCGTCTGATAACAAATTTGATATGTCTTGCGTAGAGTCCGGCAGTTCTATTGACAGGATTTCTACATCAACGTCGTCAGGGCTGTCGCCAGTGCCAAACCCATCTGAGTAACGCGTGATGTCTGCGTACACATCTAGCTCGATGCCGTATAGATTGATTGTGTATATCATTTTGTCACCCACATCCAAACCCTAGTCCAAAAGCCGACAGGTTCAAATTCTTCTATAGGTAGCCAAGGTGTTGCGTCTACGTTAGTAAACTTGTAATTTTGCCTATCCCAAACTTCACGGTATTTATTCATGGTTTTACTGCCTCCTTAATTATTTCCACACGCTCACGCGCAGCGCGTAAGATGGTGTAGCGTTGATGTAATCGTTGTAACATTGAAATACGGCGCTCGGTCTGTCGCTCATGGTTTAGCAACTCCAGCACTTCTTCCTCTGTCTTGTCGTTAATGATAGCGTTCAGTGAACGCCAGTTTAGTCTTTCCATCCTACTCTCCTTGGTAATGCAGACCGTCGTTGCCGTTGGCTGCGATAATGTCAATTCTGTCTTCGTCCCAGTGAAGGGGACAACCCGTAAATGCACACTCTTTTGTTGAGGCTAACCCCTTACCGCAGATGTTGCAGATAGGGTCTTTACTTCTAAAGATTAAGTCAAAGTTATCCTCAAACTTTTTACTGTTTACACGGCTCTGTATCAAGTCGCCTGTGATGTCGTTATGTGCCGCCATCTTGTTCTCCTTAATTAATTGCAAAAAAGTGATATATCAAACAGTCTTACCAATGTAAGTAGCTTTAACATTGTTATTAAACTGCAACGTCACAGCGCACTCCTGGCCTTTGTTTCTATTCATTAGCTTGTATAGCCCAAATCCAATGGAAAACAAACACAGGATCAGCAATACCGATATCACAACCATTGCTCGATCTACGCTTCTTTCACCGCAGTCACACTTGCGGCCTTGATTACAATCTTGATTACATGGCATCTTTTTTCTCCCCTATTTCAACTATAGTAAACTTCTTTTTAGAATACCTTTCGGCAGCCTTACGAGACATAAACACAGGCAATACCCCAATCATGCCACTGGCAAACTTTAACTCTACCGGAGTAGGGGCGCCAAGCATTTTAAGGTTAGCTTCACTTTGTACAGCCATTACTATAAACATTTCAACTCCTCCATTGCAACATCAGAAATAGCCCGCTTGTCATGCAAAGCCGCCCAAATACGTTCGTCTACTGTCTTGTTAGCCAACAGTATGTAGCACCACACATCATGCGCCTGGCCACTGCGATGCAGACGGCCTATGGTTTGTTCGTACAGCTCTAAGCTCCACGGCAGTGAGAAGAACACTATCTTACACCCGCCGTGTTGTAAGTTTAGGCCGTGGCCTGCTGACTTAGGGTGTATTAGTAACAGCTCAATCTCACCGTTATTCCAACGCTTGATGGCGTCAGGCTCGTCTATCGTCACGGCTTTAGGAAAGCGCTGCTTTAGCTTTTTAAGTTCCGCCTGGAAGTTGTACACCACGATAGTGTTGTCGTGTTGGTTCTCGTCCAGTAGGTCTTCTAGCATGTCAAACTTATGAAAGCTCAACCATTTAGTCTCAGCGCTGTCTTCGGTGTCGTAGATAAAGCCTGACGCCAACTGCTGTAGCTTAGACGTCAGCACGGCAGCGTTAACGGCGGTCAATGTTTTGCCGTCCAGCTCCATAACAAACGTCTTCTTAAAGTGTTCGTACTCTTGTCGGTTAGGCAACTCGCACCGCACCTCTACCGTGTGACATGGCGGTAGCTTGTCGCTGTATTCGCCAGCCTCTAGCACATACGTGGCAGGCTTAATAATCTGCATCACGGTCTTAAGCGCGTCAGGGCGTGGCTTCCAATCATTAAAGTCTTTGTTCATTAGCACAAAGTGTTGCTGTAAGAACGCGCCTTTGCTACGGCCTAACAAGGTCTGATCGACTATCTTGCACTGGCCAAACACATCCTCTAGGCCGTTGCTGGTAAACGATCCGGTCAAGCCCCAGCGTATGTTAATCTTGTCCATCAGCTTGGCGATGGCCTTAAAGCGTTTGCCAGTAGGATTTTTAAGCCGTGTCAGCTCGTCAAACACCACGGCATCAAAACCCTTCAATGTCTCCAACGATTGCAGGCTGTCGTAGTTCGTCACCACTACATTGGCGTCGGTCTTGAACGCATCCTGGCGTTGCTTCTGTGTGCCTACTGCCACAACAAGTGTCAGGCGTGGCGCCCCCTTAGGC